CATAAGCATGCCTCAGACTTCTCTGGGTCTACTTCTTTGCGTACGTGAATTGCTTCTTGGTATTTTTCTTCTCTGGCAGGTGTTTGAAATCTGTTGCAGCCGACCACTCTTTCAAATCCGCATTCTTCATGCTCGGATCGTCTTTGTGGGCGTACATAAAACGCTGCTGACTTTTACTTTGAAATGGCATAGTTACTCCTAAAACTTTGGGGCATATACAAATTTACGCAAGGGTAAATCTCTAACTTGCTGCGTCAACTGCTCTTGAGCAATGGCACGCGGGCGATATACTTGGTCCCGTATTGCATCTGCACCAGATTCAGAAGAGGTGTCTTTCTCTGCATAGTGTCCCAGTTCATGGCCGAGCACATCTCTTAACTCTGCTGGGTTTTTCAGCAATGCATCGTCCATCCAAGTCCTGCCCATAGGAACCACACTGAAGGCTGGACCAATATGAGTATGCCCAGTACTCCCGAACTTCTCAGCATCTGAGGCTCCCCCGCGCCCTACGTTCTGCCCAAGGAATTTTCCCGTACGCGTTATTGTGTCTGTCATGTCCTTGTACTTATCGTGTGGCATAAACGCCAGTGAGTTCGGGCGTGCTCCGGGGGCAATGTCCCCAATCGTATTCTGCACCATCTGTTCTTGCTCGGGCGTAACACCTCCCACATTTATGCGTGCAGGAGTTTCTTGTCCGGGTATGGTTTTTAGTTTCTCTTGAGCACTAAGTCCTATAGGCATAATTACTCCTTATGCCAAATCTGGCATTTCCCAATTTTCTTGCTCAGATTTTGCGCCCTGTTGATCGGGGTGATCCATCTTCTTAACGTCTCGGTTCTGATCTTCTCCCCCAGCCTCTAATGCAAGTTTACTGGCGCTATCGTGGGCTTCCCGAGCAGACCCGTGGGACATAGTGTGCTCAAAGCCGTCATCGTGACTTGAAGTGACCTTATGACCATTCTCAGAATGCGAGATACGTACGGTGTGCGCAGGGCCATGCTCTGCTACCACTTCGTGTGGAGCTTTTACCCCAGAAGCATCAGAAGCTTCGGCAGTGTTTATTTTTTCTGCTTTCTCTTCTCCGTGATGCACGGGCTCTGCGTGCTCGTTCTCATTGGTCTCTCCCGGTTGCGCTCCTGCCGCATAGCTATCATAGCGTTTCGCTACATACGAGTTCATAAACTTTTTACCCGGTGTTCTTTTTGATTCGTACATAAAGTTCTCCGTATTCTAGATTTTTCTTTAGCGCAAATCTTGCACTCTCCACTGGGATTAAGGCACCTCCCGAGCTAGCCCCGAGCCGCTAAGCTCGGAGATATTTTAAAAACTATGCGAGACGAGGCATCTGGAAGCCATCAGAGGCTTCTGCTGGCGCTGCAGATGCTTCTGCGGGTTGCTGATCGCCCCCAGATAATTGCGTAGCAGCATCGTGCGCTTCTTTGGCGCTCGCGTGATCAGACATATGCATATGGCCATCTGCATGGTGACTAACAACATGGTGCTTGCCACTTTTGTGGTCGTGATGAATTGTCACATCCGTTGCTGGCCCATGCTCCATCGCAACTTGCTTGGGGTCTTCCTGCATCGGCTTCTGTTCCTGCTCGGCAGGTTCCTGTTCCGTTGCTGGGGCTGGCTTGTTTTCTGCAGGGCTAGTTGCTCCCATCACGTCTTTTCCCATCTTAGCGTGCTCATCGTCCCTGCGCTTTGCAACGAACTTGCTGCCGAACGATTTCCCATCCTTCGATTGAAATGCCATTATAATCTCCTAGTTTACAGAATTTCTTCCAGCCGCTTTATAACGGCACTTTTTGTTTTTTCTACGTAATCTTTGCATTCCCCAGGCATACACGGAACCCAACCCGCGCGTTGGCTTAGGGATTCCTTAGATTCGTAGCTGCATGAAATCTTGTATCCGTTCTCAACGCGACATATGGATACGTGACACACTTCTTGCTTCTTTTCGTCTGCCATAATGCTCCTCAGGCAGACTGTGCTGCCTTTTCTTTCTCTGCTGCTTCTTCGGCTAATTCTTTCGCCATCTGAGCGTTGTGCGCGTCTTGCACTTGCTCCCACCGAGATTTTGTAGGCCCGATGTCTGTGAAACTAAAATTGGGCTTAGTGGGCTTCACGTACGCGGCCACCTCTGCTCCCATACGGGAGCTGTGCGGCATAATCGCCAACTCATATTTTGCAACTTTTGACATAAGCTGCTGCTTTTCTTCTCTAAGAGTTGCTACCAAAACGTCTCGGTCGTGCAGTTGTCTCTCCATGTCGTTACGAAGATTGAGAAGATCAAGTTCTAGCCTTTCTGTCAATCTCGATCCAAACAGTTCTCTTAAGAACTGGCGTATACGTGCTCCGAAAGTCTCCGTGTGTTCTAGCATCCTGAGCCTATCCTTTTCTTGCCCTTCCATCTCAGCCTGTTCGGGCCATACCGAAGGGCCATTCTCTTAGTGGCCGCTTCACTGATCTTCCTACACCATTCAGCATTTCTTGGGGGACGCTTTATTCCGCGTCTGCCCTTCTTTGCGTTCACTTCGTCTGAGTACTTTTTACCAGTGATTATTGCTCTCATCTTTTCTCTGGTTTCTTCCGAGCACTCTCTGCCTACGGTTCCTTCTCCTCCATCGGTCATGTTTGTGAATTGCTTTGTGCAGGTACCCAAATCTGCTTTTTGGGTTTACCAAAGTACCCCATCGAACATGCTGTCTCCACCTGTACAGAACAGAAAACACCGTCTGCCCTACGTATTGTTTTCCTGTGATTTTGTTGGTTACTAAATAAATTATCATTGTCCCCTCCATATAAGGTCGCGCAAGGTGGTGTATATGGCACCACCCGCGCTAGCCCCGAGCCGCTAAACTCGGAGATTTTATCCTAAACCACACTTGCCTTGCCAAACTGGTATGTCTTTCTGAACGAACACTGAACTGCGCTTTTCTCTCTCACTCGCCATCTTCAGTAGATAGAAGTGAGCAGCCAGAGGATCTGTTTTGGCGAGGGTCCTTCCGTAATCGTCAATCGTATCTTCTTCTGGCTTCTTTCGGGCCGAATACATCCCGTACAAACCGTAGCGGAACGCGTCGTACGCATCGTCACCTCTCGTATCGACTTTGAGAACGTCGTCCATGTTGTCTGGATCGCGCATCAAAGATGGTAAGGAGAGAATGATGTCTCTGCACGTATCAAGAATAACAAGATCGCCGTTCTTGAACATGTTATAAATTAAAGAAGCGCCACCGACACGATCAGGGTTAGCCCGAGACACTGACGGCAGACCAACCTCACGGTACTCTTTAGAGATTTCATCAGCCGGTGAGTGCTGTGTTACTTGCCTTGCAAACTTTTCATGCGAGAAGAAAATAGCCTTAGGCTTTATGAATTTCTTCTCAGGGTCGCTGGGCATCTTGCACATGGTTTTGAACATGCTAGCCCACTCTTTGTGAGTTTTGCCGCCCTGTGCAACAGTCTCTCTGAAGCAGACCGTCTTGAGCTTATACTCCGAGCCCATCGTGCGTACCATCGCGCGTGTAAACAAATACGCCGCGTTATGGTGCCCGCCCATCGACCAGTCTTGTGATCCCCAAACGGGTTGCCAAGATTGCCAGATAATTGCTTCTGGGTCTTCGCGGAGGTCGATAACGTGTTCGAACGGGTCGAAACAATCGAAATACTGACCTTCAACTGCACCGTCCAAGCCCAGCAGGAGTTTATCCCGCTTGGCCTTCGGCATGCTGTTCAAACGCGCAATAATTCCCGGGTCACGCTTCAGCAACTCGGGATTATCCATTACGGTCGAACGCTGGCAAGCATATAAAGCGGGATCGTATACACAGTGCCAATTTCCAGATTCCTGTACCCACCATGTACCATTAGTCTCGTCCTTGCGTGCGCCCTCAGGTTTATTCCAAGGCTCCTTCTGCACAAACAACGTACGGTAGTACTCATAATAAGGACCCAGAGGGTTTGTACAACCTACGATGACTGGCAAGGGCATGTGACCATGCTGATTTTCTTTGCACCCCGCATTTACTGTATTACGAGAATACAGCATCATCCACGCATCTGCTGAAAATTGTCCAGCTTCGTCCACCAGAATTGCTGGATATGCTTGACCGAGATACTGTTCTATATCTCGCATTTTCAAGTTTTGGCAATGACCAAAAACTACACGAGACCCATTGACAAATGTAGCAACATGTTTCGTTTGATCGTACTTATACAGCTCTGGTGGAATGAAGGTACGGAAATCACTAATCGCTCCGCTCTCCAACTCTTTGAAAGTACGTCTAAGTACTAATATGTCACAACAATCGTAGGCTAATGTGTAGTTTTCTATCATATACAATAGCCAACCTACAGTTTTTCCTGATCGAATACCCCCAACACTAAGGCACTGAGGAGCTAACGGGCGAATATACGGTACGCCGTCTTTGGTTCGCATCTCTAGCAATTCTGTCTGCTTTGGTTGTAATTTGAAAATCTTCCTAAAATCTAATGTGCCGTCCTCATTGAGGTACGCAGGTCTCTCTTTTTTCTCTTCCTTCACCACTTTTTTTGGCATCTCTGGCTCTCTTAGCCATGCTCATTCTGAGTCTAGTCTCTTCGGTGAATGGAGCACGTTTCCTGCCCAATTTTGCTAAACTCTGTTTACGTCTAGTTTCTTCAGTAGCTACTCTTCCTATATGGGCAATACTTATTCTTTTCTTTGTCTCTTCAGACCTTGGTGGTCTTTTGGTGCCACGGTGTCTTTTACTTATCTGAAGCCTTTGCTCAACAGACATCACTTTTCCAGAATTCTTTTCACTAATTCTTTTCTTAGCTTCTTCAGACAGCTTATAACCTTGTCTGCCTTCTCCTCCGTCTGTCAAATTGTATCCGAAAGGGGCCTTAGTATTTAGAAAAGAAATGTAGAACATCTCTACAAAATTCATTTCTTCCTTGGATTCACAGGTATGCAAAATCTCCAACGAAAAACTTTCTTTTCCATATTTTCTTATAGACTTGTGCAAAATGCTCGAATTGGTATTGGAAGTGTGTTCGTTCCATCGTAAATTCAGTTTCTTTGCAGTTTGTCCTACGTATTTCTTTCCGTTAAGAGCGTTTGTTACTAAGTATACTAACATGTTCCCTCCAGATAAGGTCGAGGAGGGCAGCGTATCTGGCACCGCCCTCAACTCTAGCCCCGAGCCGCTAAACTCGGAGATTACTTATTGTCTACAATTTCTGCCTCTATAAAACTGGGCGTTAGTTTCTCTCTTGGTTTTTCCTCAGTGATCTGCTTATTGATCATAAATTCTGGTGGAGTGAGTACCACGATCTTCACGCCTTGAGTCTGCATTGCTTCAATCTCTTCTTCACTCTTGGAAGGTGCACCGTACGCGCGCAAGCTTAGTTCTTTGAACGCCTGAACTGATGCCATGGCACACTTCGCATCCATAACTGTGAGGTATGATCCATCAGCCAGTCTTATAGGATGCCCTAGTTTGTCCAGAACGGGTTGGTGTGGGGAGGTAGATGCGATCAACACTATGTTGTCGAACATCTCCCTGAATCTACTTTCAGAACTCTTTTCCCCAGTTACGGGAGCGTTCAGCAAATTGCGCATGAGCCGGGTAACGTCTGCCGTCTTGGGCATCGTTTTGGGGGAACGCACGAATTTTCCCTTTTCGTTCCTGAACACTTTTACTGGAGTATGAGATTCGTGATGTAGAATCATTTGTTCAGAAGGAGCCGGGGTCTTCTCCGGCTTTCCCTCGGTCTGCTTTTCTGAGTCTTCTGACATTGCTGGCTCCTTATTTCTTTTTGAACTGGAGCAAAACATTATCAAAAATATACTCCACTGGAGAAATCAAATACTTCTTGGTTAAATCTTCAACTGTCTTCGTGAAGTCTGCCTGCGCCTTCTGCGTAATCTGGCTGAGACGCTGGATTTCCATCTGCGCCTTTAAATACGCATTTTCAATATCGCGAATAGCGAGTTTTTCTTCGGCGGTCAGTTCCTGCGTCAGTTTCTTCACTTCCGCTTTTACTTCGGCTTCAATCTTTTTAGCCTCGGCAACTACTTCACCTTCAACCTTGGCCACTTCTGCTTCTACTGCTTTCACTACTGTTTCAACTTCGCTCATCTGAGTCTCCTATT